AAAGGAACGTGATTGATGAAATACATTTTCACAATCATACTGCCGTTATTATACCAGCAATATGCGTGGTCAATGCGATAAGACATAGGGTTTGATTCCCATATCTTATATTTATTTTTTATTCTTACCCCTATAAGTATCAGTTTGTGCGTGACAGTTGGGGCACAAGATACGAAGGTTTTCTAAACGATTGTCGTAATGGTTGCCGTTTATGTGGTCAAGTTCAATCGGTGCTGGTTGCCCATTCCATTCAGTTATACCGCAGCATTCACACTTATGTTGTTTGAGACCTTCTAGAATTAGTCTCTTTCTCAATCCGTGTGATGAGTATGATATTTTTCTTTCATTTGTTAAAAGTTCTTCAATTGGTGTAGGGTCATATCCAGAAATTTTAAAATGATTAAAATTTAAATTCAATTCTATTGCTCGTTTTTTAAGAAGAGAGTTAGTTGCTCTGGACATATTCATAACTGTCGCTACTTCACTAAAACTATTACATTTAGGTAATGCATTTATTAGTTCTTCATCAGTCCAAGTAGGTTTTTTTCCCATTTTTTGTTTAACTCTTACTAATATTTATAATAATAAGTAGTCAGAAGTGTTATACTATACATTTACAACCACTTATAAAGGTTGTTTTTCAGTAGCGGTGGTGAGATTCGAACTCACGCTTGAACGATTTTAAGTCGTTTGCCTCTTCCGCTGGGCTACACCGCCAAGTGTTAGGTGCTCCCTGTCGGTTACGATCCGACCTGTGTCCGATTATGAGTCGGGTGCTTTCACCAGATAGCTAAAGGAGCAATAGGAGTGCTGGGAATTGAACCCAGACTACCCCGTTATAAGCAGGGCGCTCTGACCGATTAAGCTACACTCCCTCAAGGGGCTTCGTTGTTTAACTCGGTGTGTATTCGTATAATCTCCTCGTCTGCGGGCATCACCACTACTGCTTGTCCTTCTTTGTTGACGATGCCTAAGGTCTCTCCATTTTCAACACGTTCCATCAGTTCATCAAACCTCTCTTGAAACTCTTCCACGGTGAAAACTTCCATTGTTCTGTTATTTAGTTTTTCTCACCACGAATGGCAAGGTCGGCATACTCGATCTGTTCAGGATCCAGTTGTGCGGTCACAACTTCCAGAACGTTCATAAACTCTTCAACAGTCTCACACTCTACCAGACGCTCACTACCTTGGTCGCTCAGCAGAAGGAAAGTGCGGGTGCATACGTCAATCACAATACCTTGAACGGTTTCTTGTGCGGTGCTCATTGGGGGTTTTCTTGATTACCCCCATATTATAGGGTGTCCTAGGGCGGGTGTCAAGGGGTTTCGGATACTTATTCTTGATTGCCTAGGTATGACATTATAAGCTTTTTGAGTATTTATAGTCCAAGAAGACCTTTGAGCTCTTCTATAGTGAGTCCTGCTGCTTCTAGTTTTTGTTGAGCAGTTAAAGGTTCTGGTTCGGGAATGGGGTCTGGTGGTAGGGGAGTGTTTCCTTCTTCTAACCAGAGAAGGTATTCCTGGTAGTCTGTGTTTGCTGGATCTTGTGGAACTCCCCACCATTGACCGTCAATTTCTACTTCCAAAAATATTTGAGGAGTATTTAATATATTAATTTGTTTTAAACGAGCATTAGTAATTTTCATAATTCTGCACTTAATATAAGAGTTTGAATTCTACACCAAGTTGTATACCAACGAGTTAGAGTTGTATCTAAATTAAAAATAACTAAACCTTGAAAACCATACCACCATGCTACACTTCCTGTTGTGCCGTTAATTCCGTATAAAGTTCCTCTTTCAACACCAATTTGCACAGCTGTTGTACAAGTAATTGAAGGGGATGCTCTAAGATCTACAGGAGAATAGATAGAAAGAGCTGCAGTATTTGCTGGAGACCCTTCAATATATCCAGATGAAACATATTGAGTGTATTTTTGAAAATACCTCTGACATAACGCCAGCTCCTGCCCAAAGCTGCGCCGCTCAAACGGTGTGGCGACGGAGCCGGCTTCCAGTTGCACGCCCGTGATGTAGAACGTGGCGCTAGCCGTTGCGATCCAGTTGACACTACTTGAGGTCCGGAAGACGTTTGAACTCGCCCACGCTCCCGCTGTGCCATTGAAGTTCGAGCCTGAACCCAAATCCCACAGGATTCTGAATCCGATGCCACTATCACTAAGCCAAGTGCCGGTTGTATCTGCTGTAATATATATGGTTTTGTACTCAAAGGTATTGGCTGCGTTAATCGTATATGTAAAAGGATAGGAACGAGTTGCATTGGAATTATTTATGCCGCCTGCGTAAGTGCCAGTGACACTTGAGCGAACCCAAAAAGATAGGGCAAAGGTTGCTGCTGCGGCACTTCCTGAGCCCAAGTCAGCGACATTAAAACCTTCAACCTTGTGCTGCAGATTGTAAGCATCAGTAGATGCGATTGAAGAATCAGCAGTTGATACAGTCAGCAAGAGGCTATTGGTAAAACCGCTAGGTGCTGTCGTTGAGCGCTGCCCAGTAATTACGCCACCGCCTCCAAAATCCTGCTGAAAGCGGTCAACTGGAAAGGCTTGACCAGTATTGACGCTCCCCCCAGCATTGCGCTGGTCGATCCGCATGTCGCCGTTGATGATCCGGTTACGAGAACCAGCAAGACCTTGAGCACCTTGAGCTCCTTGAGCACCTTGAGCTCCAGCAGAACCTGTAGCACCTTGTGCACCTTGAGCACCTTGTGCACCAGCAGAACCTGTAGCACCTTGAGCTCCTTGTGCACCAACAGCACCTTGGACACCCTGAGCACCGGTGCCACCTGCACCACCAGCAGCACCTTGAGCACCTTGAGCACCCTGACGACCTTGAGCTCCTTGGGCACCTTGAGCACCTTGAGCACCAACACCACCTGTGCCGCCAGCAGCACCTTGAGCTCCTTGGGCACCTTGAGATCCTACTGCACCTTGAGCACCTTGAGATCCTACTGTACCTGTAGCACCAACTGCACCTTGAGCTCCTTGTGCACCTTGAGCACCTTGAGCTCCTACTGCACCTTGGGCACCTTGAGCACCAGCAGAACCTGTAGCACCTTGAGCACCTTGGGCACCTACAGCGCCTTGAGCTCCTTGAGCACCAACTGTACCTACAGCACCTTGAGCACCTTGAGCACCACCAGATCCTTGAGCACCAACAGCACCTTGAGCACCCTGAGCACCCTGAGCACCACCAGATCCTTGAACACCAGATGCACCCTGAGCACCTTGAGATCCTTGAGCACCTACTGCACCTTGAGCGCCTTGAGATCCTACTGCACCTTGGGCACCTTGTGCACCTATAGCGCCTTGAGCACCTTGAGATCCTACAGCACCTTGAGCACCTTGAGCACCTTGAGCTCCTTGAGCACCAGTGGTTCCAGTGTCTCCTTTGTCCCCAGTTCTAGCAAAGGTGATAATAATATCTTCACCGTTACTATAAGACGTTGATCCAGAAAGTCTTGTACAAGGAACCTTAAAATATCCCGTCGCTTCTGTAGCTACACCATCAATTGTGAAGAGAGTAAAATCGGCAGAATTTAGTCTGTTAGAAATTCTAAAGTGACCTCTAATCCCTGAGGTTGAATCATCGATGGTTCTCAAATACACTTGAATGTCAATAGCACCATCAGATTCATCGTCAATGAACATTTGAGTAGCGGAACTCAAGTCACTGTTATTGAATCTTAAAGTTCCAGTTCCTGGATCACTATCAGTCGTAGTTGTACTGAAGGTATAATCAAATGTAGCACCACCAAAGTTACCATCAGCACCTTGTGCACCTTGAGCGCCTTGAGCACCACCAGATCCTTGAACACCAGATACACCTGGAACTCCTTGAGCTCCCTGTGCACCTTGGGCTCCTTGAGCACCTTGAGCTCCCTGTGCACCTTGAGCGCCTTGAGCACCCTGAGCACCTTGGGCGCCTTGAGCACCTACAGCACCCTGAGATCCTATGGCACCTTGAGCTCCTTGAGCACCTTGAGCACCTTGAGATCCTACAGCGCCTTGAGCACCTTGAGATCCTACAGCACCTTGAGCACCTTGAGCACCAACAACACCTTGAGCACCTTGAACTCCCTGTGCGCCTTGGGCACCTTGAGCTCCTTGAGCACCTACAGCGCCTTGAGCACCTACAGCGCCTTGAACTCCCTGTGCGCCTTGGGCACCTTGAACACCTTGTGCACCAGGATCAGGAATTCTCTGCCAAGCAGTCCCATTCCATTGCCACCTTCTACCATTGGCAACATAAAAATCATTAAGAGCGGGATTATTGGGAAAATCTAGTGCTGCCATTATCTACTTTTTAGTTATTTATGAATATCAACAACTAATCTTGACCTTCCTCTAATATGTTAATTGGTTGATTAAGAGGAGTAATTTGAGCAGAAATAGTTAAAGTATTAGTGTTGGTGCTTTTAATTATCAGAAAACAATAGCAGTTACATTACAATTTACTGTCTTCTCACTAAGGCTCAAAACCTAGTGAAACGAATAAAGCATCTAATTCAGCAGTTGATTTACATTTATCAATTTCAGGGTTTTCAGGGAGGTCTCTTAAACATTGTTTCTGTGAAATAATCTCCGAGGTGTCTGAATTTGTTTCAGTTGCCCTTTGATACAAAATGTCCAGTTCCTGTAGAGGTTTAAATCTTGCTTTTCTTAACTTATCTTTAAATATTTCTCGCGCCTTTTCCATGTTTACACTTAGTCTACTGTTTTCCAGAATCCAGCATTTGATATATTTTTTATCTGGGATGAGTGATTCTTCAAGAATTATTGGCTCTAGCTCTGGAGGAATACTTTCATAAATCTCTTCTATTGAAGTTATAGAAGATTCTGAAATTAGAATAACAGGGTCCTTTATTAGACCTTTTCCGTCATTCTTATGTGCTAAAATATGCATTTGTTTACCTCAAATAAATTTTTTGATCAGATATTTAGGTTAAGGCCCAACTCCTATAGACTCCAGTAGATTCTGTATTGGCCCAAAACCAATAATCTTTTCTTATAAAGAAAGTTATTGTAGTCCACTTCGTGTTGGCATTGATGTCATCTCCATACCTGCCTATTTGATAATAAGTGGATGTTGATGGTCCGGCATATACGTAAAAATCATTCATGTAAGGACCATGCATTTCAACGGATACAAATAAATTATCCGAAGCTTGGTGCCAAGTAGCATAAGCCCTATTTGTAAAATTTCCGTTGAAAGTGGGGAAATTAATGGTTCCACCTCCTGAAGTAATTTGTCCACCAACAGTCAGATTTCCACTACTTGCATTAAAACTAAATGCAGTTGAAGATGTTCGAATACTAGGTGTTTGGTTGCCAGTTCCAGCAACAAATACTGGAAAGAATGTTGAGTTAGTCGTAACAGCGGAGGCATTTAAAGTGCTAGAAGGCCCACCAGCACCTTGAGCACCTTGTGCACCAGCAGAACCTGTAGCACCTTGAGCTCCTTGTGCACCAGCAGAACCTGTAGCACCTTGAGCACCTTGAGCGCCAACTGCACCTTGGACACCCTGAGCACCGGTGCCACCTGCACCACCAGCAGCACCTTGAGCACCCTGACGACCTTGAGCTCCTTGGGCACCTTGAGCACCTTGAGCACCAACACCACCTGTGCCGCCAGCAGCACCTTGAGCTCCTTGGGCACCTTGAGATCCTACTGCACCTTGAGCACCTTGAGATCCTACTGTACCTGTAGCACCAACTGCACCTTGAGCTCCTTGTGCACCTTGAGCACCTTGAGCTCCTACTGCACCTTGAACTCCTTGAGCACCAGCAGAACCTGTAGCACCTTGAGCACCTTGAGATCCTACTGCACCTTGAGCACCTTGAGCTCCTTGAGCGCCCTGAACACCCTGAGCACCACCAGATCCTTGAACACCAGATGCACCCTGAGCACCTTGAGCTCCTTGAGCACCAACTGCACCTTGAGCGCCTTGTGTACCTACAGCACCTTGTGCACCTTGAGCGCCAACTGCACCTTGAACACCTTGAGCTCCTTGAGCACCTTGAGCACCTTGAGATCCTACTGCACCTTGAGCACCTTGAGCACCTGTGTCTCCTTTGTCCCCAGTTCTAGCAAAAGTAATGATAATATCTTCACCATTACTATAAGATGTTGATCCAGAAAGTCTTGTACAGGGAACCTTAAAATATCCTGTTGCCTCCGTAATTGTGCCGTCAATCGTAAAAAGGGTAAAATCAGCAGAATTTAGTCTATTGGAAATTCTAAAGTGACCTCTAATCCCTGAGGTTGAATCATCAATGGTTCTTAGATACACTTGAATATCAATCGAACCGTCTGCCTCGTCATCGATAAACATTTGAGTGGCAGAACTCAAGTCACTATTATTGAATCTCAAGGTTCCAGTTCCTGGATCACTATCAGTCGTAGTTGTACTAAAGGTATAATCAAACGTAGCGCCACCAAAGTTACCATCAGCACCTTGAGCGCCTTGAGCACCTTGGGCACCACCAGATCCTTGAACACCAGATACACCTTGAACTCCTTGAGCACCTTGAGCTCCTTGGGCTCCTTGGGCTCCTTGAGCACCTTGAGATCCCACAGCACCTTGAGCTCCTTGAGCTCCTTGAGCACCTTGAGATCCTACAGATCCTTGAACACCTTGAGCACCAACTGCACCTTGAGCTCCCTGTGATCCCACAGCACCTTGAGCGCCTACAACACCTTGAGCTCCTTGAGCACCTTGAGCTCCTTGAGCACCTACAGCGCCTTGAGCTCCCTGAGCACCTACGCTACCTTGTACACCTTGAGCTCCTTGAGCACCTTGTGCTCCTTGGGCTCCTTGTGCACCTTGAGCGCCAGCTGCACCTTGAAATCCTTGAGCACCTGCTGAAACTACACGAGTCCAGGATGATCCATTCCATAACCATTTAGTCCCATTCTCTTCGTGGGTAGAATTTAAAGCAGGATTGTTAGGAAAATTGAGCGCCATTATCTACTTTTTAGTTATTTATGAATATCAACAACTAATCTTGACCTTCCTCTAATATGTTAATTGGTTGATTAAGAGGAGTAATTTGAGCAGGTATAATTTGCTGTTTGAGCGCATCTCTATAAAGTTCTTGATTCTGATAGTTTGCTTTTACAACTTCATTTCTAAAACTTTCTACAGCTGCTCCAGTTTGATTTGATTTCTGAGCAATTTCTACTGCCATCACAGGCATCCAAGTCACTGCACAACCCCACTCATCGACAGGTTCTCCTGTATTTGGATTTGTACCTCTCATTTGAGTATACCAAGCACACTTCAATCCAATACAATCCTTTTTAATCAGTGGACAAAAATTGCCTGGTTTTATCTTAGCCATAACTAAAACTATATTATAAAAGAATTTATTTAAATTGTAAAGACTGTTTATAAAATTTATAAAAATCTTTAAATGGTCTATAAGAGCCAAACATCCACATTATAGGGTGTCCTAGGGCGGGTATCAAGTGGGTAATGTGGGCCAATCTGAATGATTCGGATCAAGAACTAAAGATTTTGGATCTTCAATTTCGTTTGGTAAATCTCTGAGTGCTTGTCTATAGATTTTCCAATCTTCGTCATTTTCTAAAGTAACATCTCTACTTTGTGTCCAGTCAGAATTAATTAAAAATCTATTTCTTATTCTTCTAAATTCTTCCCAATAGTCTCTTTCTGCTTCTCTTTTTTCTTCTTCATCCTTTAATCTTTGAATTTCATTTTTATGATCCTCTAAAGCTTGTTCAAAAATTCCAAGTTCTAGTATTTTTTCATTGTCATCTCTATCATTATATTCAATTTCTCCCCAAGTATTATACCATTGAACAGCATGAATATTTGATGGGATCCAAGATAGATCTTGTTCTATTCTATCTAAGTAAATACCGTCAATATTGATTGATTTGTCTGAAACGATTATGGTTAATCTCATCATTCTTCACTCTCTTTTAATATGTTCATAGGTTGATTAAGAGGTGCAATTTGAGTTGGAGAAATTCCTTGCTGAAGCACTTGAATATAAAGTTGTTGATTTTGATTATTTGCCTTTACAACTTCATTACGAAAACTTTCAACGGCAGCACCAGTTTGATTTGATTTTTGTGCAATTTCAACATCCATCAAAGGCATCCAAGTCACAGCACACCCCCATTCATCTACAGGTTCTCCAGTATTTGGATTTGTACCTCTTATTTGTGTGAACCAAGCACACTTAAGACCAATACAATCTTTTTTAATCAGTGAACAAAAATCCCCAGGTTTAATTTTCATAATTCAATAATTATAAATCCATCCCGTACAAATATATTTATTTTCCTTTCTAGGAGGATATCCCCTATGAGCATAAGTCCAAGTAGCAGGAAAAATTAACATCTTTCCCACTTCTGGTTGAATTTTTCTTCCATTAACAAATTCCGTATATCCATCCTCTCTAACAGTATTCAAATACCATATGTAAGTTAATATTCTACTACCTAAATTTGAACTAGTAAAGTCATCATGCCAATGATAAAAACCACCAGGTATTGTTTTTTGTATTTGATAACCAGTATCAGAGGATTTTTTATATCCAGAAAATGGTTTGCACTGTTTTGGAATGTATTTTAAATATTCTTTAACATTTTTTTTTAATATTTGACATAAGATATCGTCTTCTTCTTCCCATCCAATAAATTTACTAATAGGCAAATCTATTGATTGCTTTACATTTTCATCTAAACCATGTCCAACATGCCCTTTAGTTTTTATTTCATCATTTTCAAATTTATCAATTAAATGCTTACAAAATTTTTCAGATAAAACATTTCTTTTTATCCATATAAAATCATCCATATCAATCTTTAGAGCACAAAATAATATCAATATATTTTACAGAAAAATCTATAGAAGATCCACTAAAGTTGGCAGTATTATTATGAGTGTGTGCTCCTCCACCAAAAACAGTGTCTGTCCTTGTTCTTAGTCTTACTCCGCCACCGTTACTATTACTAACGGCATCATAAGGAAAATTACCTAGACTGGTATAACTACCTTGATTTTGAATTTGATCATCTGCACCAAATTCGTGAGTATGAGATGGTATTTCATTATTACTTAGAGTAAATGAATTATTAGTAACTGTAATGCTCCCAGAAGGAGTTTTTGTTGTAAATACTGTTGAAAAATCAATACTACCTCCAGACCCACCACCAGTTCCAGAAACAACTCTCAATGCTTTGTTATCTTGAGTAGTAACCTTTGTCCATCCTGTAGGTGCGTTTGCTTGGTAAAGTAAAAATACAGATCCAGAGGGAATCACAGCGGATGCAG